CACATCTCTTCGCATCCCACACTTTTGCGTCGTCTGCATCATCAACAAAGCAGCATTCTATTAGTGCTGCAGGTGCTTTTGTACTGTTAAGCACTCTCAACCCTTTGTCTATTTTTACACCTGGACACGGTGATGTGCTGTCACTTCGTAGAGTATATCCAAATTCTTCTGCAATGCTTTTGGCAATTCGTTCCGCAATTTCTCTCATTCCAGTATCGTATATAATAACTTCGACGCCTCCCGTTTTTGTATCGCCGTGGTAATCATTCCTGCCGGAATTAAGATGGATGGAATAATCTCCATCTACGCTATGAGCATTGCATTTCGCAATAATTTTATTTAAACAACCAGTTTTCGTTGTATTTTCGTCGCAGGTGCAGTCGTAGACTGTATTCCCCTCTGCTCTTAACAGACGGATTACTTCGTTTTTTACGATTCTATCTTCCACAGATTCCTGTAAGATTCCTACCGCTCCACTTGCTCCTTTTCCCTGTGGACAATGCCCAGCGTGTACGTTATATGTTCCCATAATAAAATCCCCTTTCTTTCCGCAAAAAAAGAGAGCCCATCCCAAAGCTCTCAAAAATTATTTTTCCCGATACTGTAACAATTGCATTAGATATGTCCCTTCCAAATTTGTTTCATCTTTATCTAGTTTTCTTTTCCCAAATGGTACGAAATTATTCTTTTCATAAAATTGTATCAACTTTTCTTTCTCTTCACATTCCAAGTAAAAAAATTTTCCGCCAATTTCACGCTGTATATTTCGTATCCGATCAATCGACATTTGAAGAATCTCACTGCCTGAAATTAAAGTATCATTTCCCTTATCAAAATTCTTTCCGAGCTGAGCAATAAGTGGCGCTGATATAATATACTCTCCTGTTGAAACGTCATATGTACCGTGTTGTCTCACTCTTGAAAATAATTTATTACTCAACTGTTTTTTATTTACCGAAAAATGCTTCATGGCTATTGTGTAATATCCTATAAACTCTTTTTCAGCTCCTTCTTGCCAATATATCAGATAAGTTTGAGCAAATCCTCTCTTAGAAAATTCAATCGCTTTTGTTCTGCAAAAATCTTGTACATCTTCATTTAAAGGACAAACAAAAGAGGAGAGTATCTTTTTTGTTCTCTCCTCTCCCAATTGTTCCAGTATACTACTCAAATTAAACTGCTTAAACTCTGACATCTTTCTACATATCAAAGAACTCTTTGATTTTATCTCCTGTAATTTCTGTACATTTTCTCGTATATTCCACATCTTCTTTCGGGGCATTTTTCGATTTTTCAAATGCTTCTATGAAATTGCGGGCAGTTTTATTATCTCTTATATTGATTGTCTTTAAGATACTTTTTGTTGCCATGACAATCCCACTCCCTTCTTTTGAATAAATGTTGTTATTATTTTTCTTATATTATAACAAATACATACCTCATTTTTCAACTAAAAGATGGAAATAAACACATTTTCTTTACATATTGATGATTTCCTTTTGCAAAATTCAAATTTTTATCGCTTTATACTTGAATTATTTAGGTTCTGTATATGTAAGTGCCTGTGTGCTGTCTTTCATCCCTCTTGTTGTATGATCAGTTACAACACCTAAGATTACAAGCACTGTAAATACTGCATTTACAACCACAATCAACCTATTCCCAAGTTCGTTTAAATCTAATGTGTACCCAAATACTGCTGCTACTGCTTGTACTAATAGCAGTACCGCCGGAATAATTGCAAGCCAAAACTGCTTGTTTTTTAATCGTACTTCCCAGTTAATCTTTCTTGTCATTTTTCATTTCCTCCTAAAAAATCATTGAAATTAAATAGCCAGCTAACGCCGAGATAATTGTCGTAATTACCAATTCCCAACGCTGTGCCGGCTTTCTTTTTAATTCTGCTACGTCTTCATTCAATCTTTCGATTGCTTTGTTTGTGTGATGCATCTCTTTCGTAAGACCAACCATCTCATTTGCGAGTTGGTGTACCGAATCCACAATCTTTTCCACATCATTCATCCGATGTTTTAAAGACCCGATTTCATTCCTATGATCCGCAAGAGTTACTTCTACTTCTGTTTCATTCATATTTCCCTCCAAATATTTATTGCAAAATAAAAAGACCATTATGGTCCTGCTCTGATCTCCATGCCATTCAACTCCATTATTGACCTATCATCTTTTGCACTGCCTCTTTCCATCTTTTTGGTACATCCTCAATTGTGATCGTTCCATCTTTTATTTTCATAACATAAAACAACACCATTATGCTTCACCTCCTATCATCCCTGCCATCTCCATAATTGCTCCATCCCGTACACTTTGTCCTTTCTCCAAAATATCCAGTCTCTTTTCCTCTTCTGTTTTTTCACGGATTGCGAATGTTGCCTCCACTTTTTCATTCACAACATTAACCTGAAATAATGGATATTCTAATCTCATGTCGGTGTAATTTCCAGTTATATTTTCCTCTGACTTAAATTGTACTGCATCCAGATTTCCCTCTTTTAAAATAGCAGATGCAATCGGGTCTAAATCTTTAAATTGCTCTACGACAGCCGTAATAGCATTAAGGCTTGCTCCTTCTTTAATTGTAATCTCTGTTTTGTCTGTTAAAATCATTTTATCCATACTGTTTTAGTCTCCTTTTCTTTTTATTTCTACTTCCACTTACCTGCTACATATACATCAATGTATGTAGCCTTTTGCTTATCTGATCCAAGTTGAACAATATATCCATCAATAGCCTGTTTACTCACACTTACGGATGGGCGCGCCGCCCAAACTATACCGTTATTCATCGCACTTGTTTGGATATTTAACACTTCTGTTGCTGTTATTCCAAATGCTAAATTCGTATATTTTGCGTGATATAATCCTGTTGTTCCAATCTGAACGAATGAAAAGTCTTGATTCTTAATAGTTACCTTCCCAAATGATTCAAAAAAACCATTTTCATATTTCTTTATGTATCCATTTGTAAATTTAACCATTTCAAAATTTGTTTTGCTCTTTAGCTCACTAATTTTCTCGTCCAACGCCTTCCCCTGCCTTGCATCTAGTGCATACCCTGCAACTGTAGTAGTCAGGTTGCTTATCACCTTCGATGTATCCAATTTTTGTGCTAATGCGTCTTTAATTGGTTTCACACCATTTTTATAAAACCGATTCAGAAGGTTTGTTGTGATTACCTTCATATATCCTCACCTCCCCTCTACGCAAATGTTCCTGCGATTATTTTATCAATATCGGATTCTGTTGCTTCTTCTGCAGTTGTCCCTGTTGGCGGTGACTGCCACGTTCCATCACCCCTCAAAAACTTATCCTGTGACCCTACTCCCGGTGCTGGCACTAGTCCTGCCTTTCCTGCCACAGATTGTGTTGCCCCAGTCATATTGGAGTATGTTGTATTGTTATCATTTCCCCATACTGCGGTACCATCAGCAGACCACTTTAAAAACTGCCCAGCAGATCCACCTGCCGGAATATGCTTATTCCCGGACGTTGTTGGATGCGTATAAGCATTTGCACCTGACGCGATTCCTGCTAGTTTTTGTTTTTCTGCTGCGGTGTAGTCATTCGACGACAGCCCTTTCCCACTTTCTTTCTTTACAAACTTCTCTGTGATTTTTCCCGAAAACTTCGTTGCAAACGAAGTTAAGTTTTCTAATGTTATGTATTTCATTTTTTCCTTACCTCCTTAAATAACTGGTCAATGATATCCTGTATTTCCTGTTCCGTAGCATCCATTTCTTCCTCACTTTCCGTATAGGTTCCTCCTATGATCGCATCGATGTCTTCTTTCGTACCTGTTTCAAAAATGCTGCCCTGCTCATCTTCATCCACATAAGTCCCCTCAATGATCCTGTCAATATCCACATCTGTTGCCACATGATACAGGTCTTTTAAGAGTTGCTGAATCTCCAATAACAATTTTCCGTTTTCTGTGGAATCAAGTATATCCTTGATATTCTTAAATTCCTCGGTAATTTTCTGTATTGCAGCCTGCACAGCTGTTACGGCTTCTGAAGTCTTTGCCTTTGCATCGTCTCCTTGGGTCTTCGCATAATTTCCTCCCTTTATTGCGTAGGCTGCTGCTTCATTTGCATTATTGATAGCTTTTTCCGTATCTTTAATTACCTTCTGTATTTTTAGAAAATATTCATCTAGTACTGTTGATTCATTTTCTGATTCCGGTCCGAAGCCGGACAAATCTCTCTCTACTTCTAATACAAACTCATATGAGGATACACTACTTTCCGCTTCTATAAATTCTAGTTGGCAGGCTACCAAACCTTGTTCTGCTAGTAATTGATTCGTTAAATCAATTGTCACAACATTACCCTTAATGTTGCAATTGTTATATACCATTTTTCCACTAGGTTTCATAGCCCAAATTCTCGCTTTAATTTCACTTGTAAGCTTACAATCCGTAACGGTACATTCAAGTTTTCTCCCTGTGTCATTTTGTATCACCGGAATTTTTTTTCGTAACGTCTTGTGTAGTAATTCAATATTGATTCTGCTTATTGCATTCAACATCGCCCCTCCTTATCCTGGTATCCATCTGACTAACGATACTCCTTTGCTTTGTTCCGGATATCGCAAGACATATGTCCAAGGGAAGTTGTAGTACCCATGTACCCATATTTCTTTCCCTGTCTGGTCTCCGCTTGCGCCTCCTGTAATGCCGCCAAATTCATTTTGGCTTGCTTCGACAAGTTGTCCATTTCCAATATGCATTGCTGTATGATTTCCTGGCTTCAGCAAAATGTCTCCTCGCTGCATTCCGCTTCCATTTGAACGATTCACCTGACTTGTCACGTCTATGAATCCTGCTTTTGTAAATACACTGTACATAGTTCCTGTTGCCGGTGTATATCCCGGTCTA